ATACATGACTCGCTGTTATATGGAAAAGACGAGACTCCCTTTATGAGTCTTCTCTCTGGTATAGAAAAAAATTTTAAAAATATACAGGTCTTGTAAAGATAATTTTTAACAGTATCTCTATTTTATGTATATGTATCAATTATACTTAAAAGTATAATTAGTATTACAATAAATAAAATGAAGTTTGCAATTGTTTTACACTTGCTGTTTTCGATTGTTACCATGTGTGGAGGGTTTTTAGTTAATTTAGATAAAGCTACACCAGTAAAGTATAACAAAATATTTTATAAAAAAAATACTAATCCATATGGTAAAAAGTATTACGACGAACTTTTAAATAGGAAAAAAGAAAGTAACCCGCACATTCCTTTAAAATTCAAGTACCCAGTTTCAAGGTTATATTTTGAAGAACAGTTAAAACGATTAAATTCAAAAAATATAACACTGCAACATAATAGTATATTAAACCATGATAGACCTTATAATGACGATGACGATTACGATGACAAATACGATGACGAAGACTTCGAAGAAGATGATATATTTTCAGACAATTTTCCCAATCAAAATATGCCGTCTTTACAAATTCATTTAGATAGTAATTTGTTGGAATCATTGGGTATTAAAATGGATGACCGGCATAATGATAATGATAATGAATATGACAGCGGTCCTCAACACAATTATTATAATAGAAAACATTCCACGAAAAAAAATGCCAAGTCCCAAAACTTTGAAGTAATTACAAAGTCTAATTTTAAATTTAAAGATGTGGGTGGATACCATAATGTGAAAGATGAATTGACCCAGTGCGTAGACATTTTAAAAAATTATGAAAAGTACATTAAATATAATGTGCGTATTCCCAAGGGACTAATTTTGGAAGGCCCGCCCGGAACAGGTAAGACATTATTGGCAAAAGCATTAGCAGGAGAAGCTGATTGTGGTTTCATAGCAGTTTCCGGGGCAGATTTTCAAGAAAAATATGTAGGTGTAGGTTCATCGCGAATAAAAGAAATGTTTAAATTGGCAAGCGAAAATCTGCCTTGTATAATATTTATAGATGAAATAGATGCAGTAGGGCGTAAAAGGTCAACCGATGGTGAAAGTTCATCCAATGAAAGAGATTCTACATTAAACGCATTATTAGTGGAGCTGGATGGATTTAAAAACAACACAGGTATATTTTTGGTTTCAGCGACGAATAGAATAGATTTATTGGATAGCGCGCTGACAAGGCCGGGTAGAATAGACAAAAAAATATACATTGGGCTTCCAGATACTGTAACAAGAAAAGCGATTATTGATATACATATCAACGGGAAACCGCATGAAAGTTCAATTAAAATAGATGAATTAGTTGAATTTACCGAAGGGTTGACAGGTGCACAAATAGAAAATTTGTTAAACGAAGCTATGTTGAATGCGTTGAGATATAGTAGACATAAATTTACGTTTAAGGATTTTGATTTAGTTTTGAATAAGATGTTGGTAGGGTGGCAGCCCAATGAACATGAATTTACTTCGGAAATAATTGACCACATAGCCATACACGAAATGGGTCATGCAATAGTAGGTATATTTTCCAAACATCATTCAAAAATGACAAAAGTGGTAATCAATTTTTCTTCACCAAAAAGTCCAGGTTATACAGTATTTGAGTCTTCTACCTCAAACATATACACAAGAGAATCACTTTTTGAACATTTAATGATTTTATTATCAGGAAGAATAGCAGAAGAGATATTTTACGGGGTTTCAGTAACAACTGGAGCTTTAAATGATTTTGAAGAGGCATTAAAGTTGGCGGAAAAAATGGTGATTTATTATGGTATGGGAACAAATGTAATATATCCTAGTTCTAGCGACAAGTATAAGGAACTGATAGACAATGATGTGATAGAATTAATAAACAAAGCGTATAGTTATGCTGAAATTATATTAAGAAAGTCAAAAAAATTAATACAAGAAACTTCCGAGATATTGAAGAAAGACAAATATTTGAGCGCGGATATAATTCATGATGTAATAAATAGAAACCACAAACATTTATTGGATTTAAAGATAGAATTTATAACCGATAAACGATAAACAATAAATAGGTCACCAGATTTTCATATAAAATAATGATTTATATGAAACAAAAACAAGTTTATTAAATATCGAGACTTACGGTGTTGCTAGCGGATTTTTGTCGTCTTCGGCTTTTCTTAGGCATATTGCCATCGCCCTGCAACGATTTTAAATCACTTATACTAATTGTGCTGTTGTCAGTAGTATTAGTATTGTCTTGTTGTTGAGAACCCTGTATATTAATATTTTTTGTTTTTAATCCAGATAAAATATCGGAAATATCGCTAGGTCCTTTCATTTCAGGCCGGTATTGTCTAGACAAATCAACTCTGTCTGAGTTTTCGCGTATATTGATTCCATCATCTACAAAATTACTACGTCCCATATTTGAATCTGGTCGCCTTGCAAAATTATTATTTCCGGGTCGATGCATGGGAGGAGGTACAGAATTTGGTCCTTGTGTGGCCATGGGAGGCGGTGGCCCTTGTGAAGTTTCAGGGTTCATCATATTAGACATAAACCCTGAAAATCCGGGACTAGTTTGAGCCATAGAATTGACGGCGGCATTTTGAAATGAACGCATAAGGTCAGGATTTTGTCGTAATATATCGTCCATGCCGGGCATGGCACTCTTAAACATGGTATTTGTCATATGAACCATCATAGCACTGCCACCGAGTTGAAAAAGCAATTTAAGCTCGGGCGACATGGTGGCCTTGGATTTATATTTTTCATATAATTCTCCGAATATTTCATCATAATCGGTGACATTTTCATTCACTTGTTCGCTCCATCCATCCAACTTAATATCAAATGGGTCGAATCTTCCATTCAAAAACTCGATACCATTTATGCACGCCATAAGCATATTACCCTGAAATTTAACAGAGTTATTTTTGGCCTTTTCTTCGACAATAGTCTCATATTCTCCTTGCATTTCTTGAAGGGGAGAGTCCATGTTGTATTTTTTAGAGAGTTCAATGCCTTTCTTTTCTAGTGCTTCCAACTTTCTAAGGAACTTGAATTTCTCGCGCAACAATTCATCCTTGTTCATTTGTGGTTGAGATGGCATTGCCCTATCGGGATTCAAAGGAATATTATTAAATTTGCCGTATCCATCCCATGTATTAGATTCAGCTGAGGCATCAGCAGCAGCAGTGGATTTACCAATGGAAGGTTGGGCAGAGTCGTTAAATTTAACCGAATGTTTGTGGTCACTAGAACTGTCCATGCCGCTAAACAAATCAGACTTTGTGTTAAATCCGCTCATAGGGATATCATCAACAAGATTATTTAATTCATTTTCTAAATTATTAAGGTCTTCTAAATCAATTTCGGTTGTTTGTCGCGAACTTTCCTTTACTTTGTCGTTCATTAATAATTCAAGACCGCCGCCAAAATTAGCAGATTTCATGGAACTAGTATTTCTTCCAGTAAAATCTAATTCAGGTAAATCAGATAATTCAATTATATCGCCCATTATTATTCATTAAATAGAACATATAATTTTAAGTAATACGAATAGATATATATATATATATTTATTTACAATTTTCTATCTTTAATAAACCACAAGCCTTGTAAAAAAGAATCAGATAAATCATCTTTTTTGGTATGCTTGCTAAAATATTCAATATGTTCAGAAAAAGCCGTATCTGCGGAAATGATTTCTAAACATTTTTGGATGCCAATTTGTTTTCTCTCGCTGTATTTAGTTTTTTCTGGTAAATTGAAATCTTTAAGTTTATTTGATGCGGAAATAAACTCTATGTGTTCTACAAAAGTGGGTGTCATGATAAAATATTGAACAATCATTCCTTGTAAAGTTTTCATACGATTTGCAATAGGACCAATTTGATTTTCAATAATAACATAATCAATCGTATCTTCATTAGAAAATAAACTGTCAAATTTAGTTTTAATATTATACCCAACCTGAATTAAATCTACTTTGCTTGCATTGACAGAATCGATAGATTGAAAATAATTGTTGTATGCATATTGGTTGATTAGAGTGACTAATTCAGCTTTTTTTGGTGATTTTTCATAAACAATGCCATATTTCTTTGCTATTTCTAAAAGTGATTGGATTTTTTGTTTGTTAATAAAGGTTGGATGTAATTCTGATGCGGGAATTTGAAATGTCTGTTTTTTTGCATGTTTTAAACAAAAGCAGTCTAGTTTTTTTTTGTATTTAGCAGGCTTATTGCATGCCAGATTTTTGTCAATAGCACAACATTTAAATGTCTCTTTTTCTGAAACGTTTGCAATGTCCCATTTTGATATAATAAACTGGGCATTTCCAGTCTGTTTTTCGAATAAGCAAAAAGCTAGATTTTTTATTCCGACATCAATACTCAATACTTTCATATAATAATAAACGGTTTATTATTATATTGTTTTTATTTTGGTTGTTTTTATTTTGGTTTTGTGCATTAGGATTGACGTTGATTCTGATGCTGTTTTTGAAAGTTAGCAAGATTAATGGAAGGCGAAACCAGTCTAGCATTTAATTGTTCGCTAGTTAAATATGGATTTTTCAAATCACTATTGCTATAACCAAATCCAGGTCTACTCGTATCATATATAGAAGTAAATTTGTGAGGAACATTACTAGATGGAGTAGTTCCCGTATGAATATGTGGGTCCAACCCTAATTCATAACAAGCCTCTAAATTGTTGTAATTTCTAATTTGGTCACTGTTGTGTTGCAAAAATTGTCGATATGCCCAATTACTTGTAATACCCTCAGCCTGTTGTATTCTTTTATTCACGACAGCCTCTGGTTGCCAGGAAGCATAATTTCTTCCATCTGCCATAATTGGCGGAAAATTAAAATGAGTATTGTTTGACCCTGAATAACAAGTTCCCCAGCTCATATTATATTATTACTAGATAAAATCTTATTATAATTCGAGCAATTTAATCAAATCTAGTTTTTTTAGTTTGCTCGTATCAGTAGATAACTTTTTTTCTAAAACAATATCTCTAAGTTTTGTAACTGACATTTTTTTATAATCCTTGTCGCTATTTGGTTCTTTTGGTTCGCTAGATTCTTCTAAAGTAGATATATTTATTGATTTTAAATCAAAAATATTGTTTATGTATTGTTGTTTATCTTCATTATCAGACTCTTTAATGAATTCAAAATCGCTTGATAATTGTTTTGTTTTGTTGAGTTTTTGTTGCGTAAAAGTTTTACCAGAATCAGAATCCGATACGGAGACGATTTCCAATTCTTTTAATTCGTCTAATTCCTCGCTATCTGTGTCTTCGGTTTCGTCTTCATGTACAGTATCGCCATACAATCTTACATTACTTTCATTGTCTGCGATATTTATTTTTAAAATTTTTATTTCGTTAGATTCGCTTGTGACAATTTTTGGAGAGTCATCGTCATCGTCATCGTCATCGTCCTCGGCATCGTCGTCATCATCATCATCATCATCATCGTCATCGTCATCATCGTCCGAAACATGAATCAAATTATTATTAGTACCTTCGCTAGGCATGTTTGAATAGCTGGTAGCTAAAGTATGACCTCTACCACCAATCATCATAGTCATATGATTTAACCCTATTTTTGTGTTATTTAATTCTTCTGCTAAAGAAGAAACCAAACTCAACATGGAAGATATTTTATGATTTTGTTCTCTCATTTTACTTTCAAAATAAATAATTATTAATGCTAAAACAATGGCCAAT